TTCAGAAAACCTTGCGTTGTCTGTAGGACTCCCTATTGCAGCTTGTATATTCATGGTTTTTAGCGTCATGGTTAATTCAAAAATTCAGAATAAATCAATTTCTGAAGTCCAGACAAAGGCTGCCAGTTTTTTTGAAAAACTTACTATCGGTAGTAAGGGCGGTCTTATTCTTGGACTTATGGTCCTTGCTTTAATGAACGGACACGCATCGTATGTGAAGGATCATCCTAAACAGTTTATGCAGGACACCGTTGCAACTGCGGGATTTGGTGCAATTGCAGCCGGCTGGCTCACATTTACACGTGGTCGTCCGGATTTATTCGTGAACCATTTTGTGTTTTCTCTGATGCTTTTCTTCTTGTACCACGTGTGCCGTGAATTTGCTGGATATTTCACTGTTTTCGGAACCGATAAGATGACTGAACAGGAAAAGAAACAACAAGGTATATTGGGTGTACCAATTTTAGTCGTCGGAGGCATAGGACTTTTGATTGCACTTGGTCTGGCAATTACCGCCCATATATCACCTGATTATTCATTTGGTCTTCTGAAAGGTCTTGGAAGTTCGACCGCTCTGATAGTTGAGACGATTGTCTTTGTATTGATAATCACAATGGGCGAATTAGTGGTGGCGAAGAACAAAAAGGAACCACTTGCAACAGCAGCTGGAATGAGCGTGGCTTTGTTCACATTCGCACATTTACTTTTACAAGGTGGTGGATTCTATGAACATTTGTACGGGGGTCCCCCAATCATCAGCTAAAGGCGAAACGCGTAATTTCACAAACGATGAGCTATGAACGGCTCACACACGTTGAGCATATTCTCAAGCGTCCCGACACTTATGTCGGATCCCTCGCTCCCGAATCTTCCTCCTATTGGATTCGAGACGGGGACAATTTCAAGCTTTCTGAGCTTTCTGTTTCACCTGGGTTGGTGAAAATTTTCGATGAGGTCTTGGTCAACGCCATTGACCAGTACTCAATGCATCCCAAAAAGGTGAACAAGATTGAAGTCGTGACGGGCAAGGACTTTGTTTTCGTGCGAAATTACGGCGTATCCATCCCGATCAAGAAACACGAGACTGAGAAGGGAACAGACGGCAAACCCCTCTGGATTCCTGAACTCATCTTTGGGCACCTTTTGACTAGCTCCAATTATAACGACGATGAGCAGCGTGTGACGGGTGGTCGTAACGGCTATGGCGCCAAGTTGGCCAACGTGTTCAGTTCCAAATTTAATATCAAAATTAGTGATGGTAAGAAAATCTACATGCAAACTTGGACCGACAATATGAGCAAGGTTGAGCCGCCAGACATCGTCACCTCGGCAGACAAGATCTGTCCATATGTGTCCATTACTTTCTATCCCGACTGGAAGCGCTTTGGTGGTCCTGGCGACTTTGCAAAGCTCGTGGAGAAACGTACATGGGACGCGGCGATGTGGTGTTCAAAGTCCCAGATATATTTGAATAAGGAATTGCTAACGGTTCCGAGTCTCGAGGAGTATGCCCGGTTGCACGGTCTCGCGAATATATCCAAGATGCATACCGACAACTTTGACGTAGTCATAGGACATTCACAGTCCGGTGCTTTCCAGCAGGTTAGCTTTGTGAATGGCATCTCCACCACTAGGGGTGGAACTCACGTCGATAAGATTACCAAGTTAATTTGCGAAGAAATTGCTAAAGACAAGAGGTGCTCGACCCTCAAACCAGCGCAGATCAAGTCATCACTTTTCGTATTTGTGCGAGCCGTCATAGTCAATCCCACATTTAGCAGTCAGACCAAGGCTGAGTGTACTTCAAAAATTTCTGAAACCATTAATTTTAAACCAAAATTCATCAAGGATATCCTGGCGACAGGAGTCCTGGAAGATCTCTTGTCCAAGGGACTCACCCAGGTCGACAAAGAGCTCAAGAAGACAGATGGGTCCAAAAAAGCGAGAATTTCTGGAGTTCCTAAGCTCGACGATGCCAACTGGGCTGGAACTCACCGGTCGCATGAGTGCACGCTTATTATCACCGAGGGTGACTCGGCGAAAGCTCTTGCCATTGCCGGTCTGAGTGTCGTAGGACGCAACGCATTCGGCGTGTTTCCACTCCGGGGAAAGCCGCGCAATGTTCGGGACGCGTCGGTAAAACAAGTGACCGATAATGAGGAATTTTCCAATCTGAAGAAGATCCTCGGGCTCCAACATGGTAAGGTCTATAATTCTCTGAGAGAATTGCGGTACGGTCGTCTCATGATTATGACAGATGCCGATCTGGATGGGTCACACATCAAGGGTCTGGTTCTCAACATGTTCCACGTGTATTGGCCGAAGCTCATTGAGTTGGGCTTTGTAGTTTCGATGGTTACCCCAGTTATCAAGGCGGGAAAGACGTGGTACTTTACGGAGGAAGCCTTTCGGGAGGCGTGTCAGGGTCAGTCGGCTCCACCGACTGGAACAAAGTACTACAAGGGTCTAGGCACATCCACGAGTGCAGAGGCGAAAGAATATTTCAAACAAATTGAACGCCTGACGGTCGCCTTCAGTTCAGATGCGCACGTGGACGAGTCGATGCGCCTTGCGTTTGCCAAAGCTCTTGCCGACGATCGCAAGGAATGGCTCACCCAGCACATGGCATCACCTCCAAAGGTTATTCCGTACGGCACAGTCAAGACACTGAGCGTGAGTGATTTTGTCCACCGTGACCTGTCCAACTTTAGCGCCGAGGATATCAAGCGTTCTATTCCCCACGTTTCTGATGGACTCAAGCCTTCACAGCGCAAGGTGATTTACGCATGTCTCAAAAAGAACCTGACACAGGACATGAAGGTGGCACAGTTGGCAGGCTACGTGGCTGAGCAAACGGCATATCACCACGGCGAAGCGAGTCTTCAGGGAACCATTGTAAATTTGGCTCAGAATTTCGTAGGTTCGAACAACATGAATCTCCTCGAGCCTTCAGGGCAGTTTGGCACGCGCTTGGCAGGTGGCAAGGATGCAGCCAGCTCCCGTTACATTTTTACACGCCTTGCACCCTGGACCAAGACCATATTTGATCCGACTGACAATTCTGTTCTAAAATATGTGGTTGATGACGGACAGCAGGTGGAGCCTGAGTTTTACTCACCAGTCTTGCCTATGATTCTCATCAATGGTGCCGAAGGTATCGGGACGGGGTTCAGCTGCTACGTTCCGCCGTTTGATGCAGAGGCGGTCAAGCACAATATCCTATGCGGTCTTGACCAGGTTCCGATGGTTCCTATGAAACCTCATTTCAAGGGGTTCAAGGGGAAGATTACAAAGACAAAGGAACACACGTGGGTCATGGAGGGTATCGTGGAAAAGGAGGGGAGTCAGTGGCACGTGACTGAACTTCCACCAGGTAAGTGGATTCAGGACTTCAAGGAACATCTAGATGATCTCCTGGAAAAGGGCACGATCCAGAAGTACGAGAACCATTCGACGGAGACAACACCCGACTTTAGAATTTGGGGAGGCGACTTGAAAGATCTTGGGCTGACCAAGACGATTCACACGAGTAACATGTACCTCATCGGTCCGAATGGAGCAGTCAAAAAGTATGCAAGCCCCGAGGAGATTCTCGTGGACTATATGGAGATTCGTATTGGTACATACAAGAGACGCAAGGCACACCTCCTCAAGCAGCTGGATGCTGAGATCCAGTGGCTAAGTGAAAAGGCACGATTTATCAGTGACGTGGCTGTTCACCCAAAGATACAGGTGTTCAACACTCCACTTGCCCAGATTGAGAGTCAGCTCCGGCGTGAAAAGTACGATGAGACTATCTGGTCAAAACTGCTTGATATCAAGACGTACCAGTACACCCGTGAAGAGGTTGTGAAGCTCCGGGATCTGTGCACTGCGAAGATTGCGGAACGCGAAAAGGTCAAGGCGACACCCGTGGCTCAGATGTGGAAGAATAATCTACACGAGTTGTAGAGAGAATGTCAAAGGAGACATTCGAGAATATGCTCAAATTAGAGCGGAGAGTCCAAACGAAAACTATAGACTTTTACCAAGATTTGTTTCGTATCCACAAAAGAAATGGTCCACAGCCTCCGACAGGTAACACCCCACAGCCTGCATTCCTCCCAACGTCGGACACCCCACAGACTGCTCTCACGCCTCCCCCCACGGAACAAGCTCCCATTGTTCTTTCACCCGTCGATGTTGATGGGTTTTATAAAGTAACTGGTCCTCAAGAGGTGACATTTTATGCCACGACAAACGTACTTACATCAACACAGGTGAGTGCTGGATGGTCCGCAGTTGGTATCACGGGAATCTTGGGTCAGGTCCAAGTCACTGGATACAGTAACGTCAATGGAGTTCTTGATAACTCTAAATCCTATCTTTGGTCATTCACTATTCAGTCTGATATGGATCAGTCTGTTGAAGGTGTACAGTACGCAACAGGCGCAATACTTTATCCTCCAGGTCAGGTTCAATTCGTTTCCCAAAAGATAAGCGCTCCTTTGTACGGGTACTATATTGTAAACCAAGGGGTTATTAATTTTATTTTTTCAGTACCTCCACCTCAGGGAACTGGTAAGGGTTGGATTGTGGAAAATCTTCCGGGAATTAAACCGCCCTTGAGAGTCATATCTTATAGTCAGGGTATACCGACATACCAGACTACAGCTATCGGATATGCAACTAGTATTACAAACTCGGAAAACATAGCAATTCTAGAGACTGTAGATGATAGTCTTCCACCCAATATTAATGTTCCTGTATATGTCCAGGGAAATCCTGCCATTATTCACGAGGCTTATTATAGCACCACTTTCGTTCCCGGGTACTTTACCACAAATACATACGATCCCAAGGCGATAGTAATTTTGAATCAAAATATAAAAACAGGCAACTCAGCGCCTCTCAGACAATTGAACGAGGGTACGGCGTGGAACCCTCCACCGGTTCAGCTGTATATCGATAAGAAAGACCGGGGGTTTTCCCAGGGGTCTGTGCTTGCTTTATCAGCAATAGGTCCTCAGGACACGTACCTGTTGAGTAACGACTATGCGAATTCTCAATTTTCATCCCTTTTCAAACAATACACAAACTTTGTGATGTTCCAGCGAGTCACGCCATTTCCACCACCCAACCCATCGTACCAAGGAAATACCCTTCAAATCGAGTTGCGCCCAACAGAGTTGGGTCACTTGCTTTCGAACATGTATCTTCGCGTGAAGATGCCAGCCCTGAAAGGGTACGTTTACTCTGAACACATAGGGAGAGCTCTTATCAAACAAATTGATCTCCTAGTCAATGAAACAGTCATCGAGACTTTGTACGATGATTGGTACATTATTCGCGATCAGCTTTTTCTGGATGCTGATGAGCAGAATGGAGTTTTTGCAGCAGTTGACGCACAGTCTAATATTTCAGCACCTATTATCGGAACTGGTGGCGATCTGAATTCAAACACTTCATCTAACACTATCCACACCTTTACGACGAATGGCACTTTCACAATCAACACAGCTTCACAGGTGAATCTCCTCGTGGTGGGTGGTGGCGGTACAGGTTCGAACGGTCTTTATGTAACTACAAACTCTTCAAATATTTACTATAGCCCTGCAACTCCAACCACTCTCACGGTTTCCCTTTCGTCCATGCTTGGCGCGGCGGTTGGTTCAAACACGGCGATCACTTCTAGTAAATGGTCGGCAGATCCATCCTGGTCAAATATTACCTCAGTTTCTACATCTGGAGTGACACTGAAACTCGGTACAGCCCCTACATGGGCTTCATTCGCAACGGGGACTTCTAAAATTACAGTCGGAACTAATGTGTTTACTGGAACAACCGTAACTCTTTCAGGGATTAACCCAACCACTACCGGTGCGATAACAGTTTCACCAGCCGCTTCATCAGCACTCGTGGGTTTGCCGGCTACATTTGTTTCCCAAAACGTACAATTTAGTGGGACGGTCTCGGCTGCCAACTCGTCTACTATTACAATCAACCCTGTGACTGGAATTCAGTGGATTATTCTACCTTCTGGTTTAAACGTGACTATTTACAATGCAATGGGTGGTGGTGGTGGAGGAG